TCCTTTCCCTCACGAGCGATCTTGTCCATAAACTCTTTCAATTTATCATGAATATGTCCATGAACACCAGCAGACAGTGTCCGATACACATGTCTACAAAACTCATACGCCACCCTATTAGTGCCTTGAGTATCATAAGCCATACCAATAGCTGATACTATATACTCAATCACTGATTTTTCATCCGCCTTACCATATGCCAACTTCATAATTAAAGACCCCAAAGGCCTATATGGTAATACTGGAGACATTGAATGTAAACGAATTTCCTCCGGAGAAAACACATCTTCTCGACGAACAAAATATCGTTTAAGAAACACAATTCCAGACTCCGAAATTCCCCCATCATACTTATTAGGTACGGTGAGAAAATTAGCACGATGAATATCCCTTATCTTCATCCCCCAAAACTCAGTCACAAATTTTGCAAAACCAGTCTCATTAATTATATCATGCACATCTTTATGTGTATAGAGAACATGGTCATCTCCATACACAATAATACCACAACGATACAATCGATACAACTCTCTAATCTGGGAAACACGTTCAGGATGTCGTTCCATAACCTGGCGAACATATAAAAAGTACAAAAATGCAACAATCCATGAATCACCATGCGAGGTCTCATAAGCTCCAGAAGGCATGCCACCATAAATTACTGTCCATATAGTACTAAACGTATGTGTAACTTTAATTGATAGTCGCTCAGCACAAATTCGAAAAAATGCCTTCAACAACATAACATTCTGACCATTCATACCTTTCCAATTAAAATAAACAGTAGCTTGTGTAACATACAACATTAACAAAATCATATGAATAGTAGCGTCTAAGTGCTTAAAATCACCATCTTCAAACACTACATCAGGATCATCGAAACCAACACTCATGGCTAAGGCAAATGCGCCCCCAAACCAAAAATTGATTCCAACTTTAATAACACGTCCTCGTTCTATAACCTGTCGATACTTGAGAAGCATTGCCGCCATCAAATATTGAAATAATGACAAAATATAAAACGGGCGTAATTTCCATTTCAACATGAACCTATCTACTGATGACATCCCCCACTTGTTAAAAGATTCATCCTTAAGGGCTACCGAAGCAGCAGCATCCTGTGGCACATACTTAGGATTCCTAATAAGCTCCTCACGAGTCTTATTAATCTCTCCAATAGC